GGCGCCGTTGAGTGCCAGGCAGATCCGGTAGTCCAGACCCTCGTAAGCCGCAGCGGCAAGGCGTTCCAGCTCGGCTTGGCTGATGGTCGTGGTGATCGCCATGGGGCTTCCTCTACAGTACTAGTTTGCCAGCGGCAAAGGCAGTTTAGGTAACGGCAACACTCGGCTGGTACATAAACGCAAAGTTAAACGGGTATGCACGGTTGGCACTCGTTGTTGTCATTGTTACAGAACTGGGAAGTTTGATGACTCCTACAAACTTGTCTGTATCGGGGTAGTTGTATGTGGTGCCAGCGGCTGGAGGTATGTCAATTTCGTTTACAAATACTGCGATGTGTGTAAACGTAAAACTACCGGCAGCTGGTTTTGTAATGATAAATTCTAGGGGAGCGGCAAGTTGAGCTTGAAGTCCTGTCCACGTAACCGTGTAGTCGGTGCCTCCAAAATTAACGACATATGAATCTTGTTTTGTGGTGTACGTGATGTTTGGTGTGACGGTCGCGGCGCTATAGCGGTTGATGCGATAGGTGGACCAGCCGTTCCAGCCCTCCTCAAAATCGGGTTCGGTGCTTGTGACGTTGAGAAGTTCGGCGAGAAAAGTGGTATCTGTATTTGTTGTATTGACGCCGAGCAAGTTCTTATAGGCATCCGCCATGTAAGGGGATGTTTGTTTATTTTGGTTGTAGCCTGCATAGTACGAGCCTGGATATGGAGCTGTGTAAGCAGGATCGAAAATACTTGCCTCATCCGCAGCAACCCAGCTAGCAAAACTATCAGCAGTCGTATAAGAAGTACCCCCAAACCCGTCTTCACGAGCAAAAGGCATAAATTTAGAACTGAAGGCATCTATCTGGGTTCCGCCTTCGGTAGTGGTGTCGTAGGGGCGCACAAAAATTAAAGACTCGTTCAGATTTGTCATGGAGCTGAACGAAGCAGCACTTGGCTGCATCACGAAGAAAGCCGCGTGCGTAAACTGAACGCCAAATGCAGTGTTGTTGTAAATACGCAAATAACGGCTGTCTGCTACGTACTCACCTGCGTAATACGCACCAGAAAATGCGCTGGTAGCCTCTTCGTACAGCGTGATTGAAGACGGCGGGCTAGCACCGCTACTTAAAAGATTAAGGGATCCGCCAGTGCCGCTAAACGCACCAGCAACCACGTAGTTGCTCCAGTTGCCGTTCCAGGTCCATGTAGAACGGTCGCCGCTTACTGAGGTGGGTACGTTCAGCAGCTGCACCACCAAATACGTGTTGCGGCTTTCATACAGTTGCCGCAGCCCGTATCGGCCGAAGGTGCTGTTAGGGATAAAGCTGATCGGCATGGCGGTTAAAGAATAGTGCTGCTCATGGACATGAGATTGAACATCTCCACGGGATCTGCGCGAACAGCGGGGGCAGCTTCAATTACGCTCAGTTCCGTTCGCACTGGGAGTGATACATAACGCACCGGCACAGCTTTAGCGCTGATTTTGGTTTTAGCCACCAGTGCAACTACCTGCAGCGTAGGGATGCGAGGGTCGGTGCGGGTGACATTGATAGTGGTAAGAACAGGAAAAACAAACTTCTGGCGCTCCACTGATGGGGGCACCAGCTCGGTGATTTCGGTTTCCTTGGCGGGGACTGCGGGAGTGTCGGTGGGGAGGTCGTCGTCCCAGAAGGTGGGTGGGGGATCCAGGGGGTCGAACGACTCGTCAATCGAATAGCTGTTGGCGGGTTCAGGATTTTCGTTTTGGTAGACCGCCGGGGCGGGCCCCAGCAAGGTGATGCCAGGCTGGACGGGGAACCATAGGGAGCCGCCCACTTCGGTTTCGCCGATGCCGCCAATGAAGAGGGCGTCGGTGTTACACACGATCCCGTTGCTGTCAAAGCTCCAGCTGGTGCCGTTGCAGATGTAGGCCGCGGAGTTGCCGCTGCCGTTGATGCTGATGCGGTCCAGTGGGTAAGGCGGGATTACCGGCGCCGCGAGCTGGAGTGAGAAGCCGTTGCGGTGGCCGAACGCCAGCCGGTTTTGGGCGCGGCCAAAATTACGGGCTTTGTTTTCGGCGTCAGTGGCGGCAGTGGTATATGAGCTGCCGTCATATGAGACCCGGTCATCAGGCGAGTACGGCACCGAATACACGGTTACGTTTTCGCTCAGTTCGTTGCCGTTGATGAACGTGGTCTCGCTGACCGCTTCCACCGCGCTCTTGCGGGTGACACTGTTGTTGCGTTCGGTGCGGCTCGGGCGGCGTTCCAGGCCATACCGCCGGTCATCACGGATTTCAACAGTAGTACCAATGTTTACAAGTTCTGTACTAGTAGAAACAATGCTGCCGGGTTCACCAATTTGCACAGCAATTAATAATTGAGCAGCAGCTACTTGTTGACCTGCTTGAGTAAGTGCTAAAGCTTGCTGACGTACACTTACTGTTTTTGTAATGCCTGTTGTGGGATCTTGTTCATAACTAGTATTAACTACATCTACCGGTATGTTTGGCTCTAGGCTAGGATCATACCTCCAGTTAGTAGCCCCGCCACCCCCAAAACGTACAACACCGCTGTACCGGCTGATATTTAATCTGCCCGCCACCGCCATTTCGGATTCGTAAGTAGTTACAACTCGACGCAATACAGCGCTGTCGCGTTCGGGGTCGAAAACTGTCTTGCTGCCGTAAACGATTGTGCAACCCCCCGCCGGTGGTGGTTCCGGGGGTTCCACCAGCTCATCCGCTTGATGGAGGTATATGTTTACCGTTTCTGTAATTGTGGAATCAACAGTATCTAAAATGTTACTTTCTCTTCTCTCTAGATGCGACTTTAAGTAATCTGGATTTGTAACGCATACATGCTTTTCGGTTGTCTCAATTCTTTTAATTACGCGGTTAAATTTGTCATACATGCTAACAGCAGTAGTCTTGGGAATAAAGGTATTGCTGTAAATACCTGCGCTTAATTTACGGTCGTTTGGATCCCCGTATTGAATGACGTGGGATTCGGCGGGGCCAATGGTTTCGTCTTTTTCCCAGTTGCGTAGTTCACGCTCTTCTTCCGTAAGTTCCTCAATCTTTTTGTAACGGTTATAGTTGTACTGGACGGAAATCGCGTCGCCAGGGATGTCGCCGCTGTTGATCGAGTTAACATCAATGACTTGGCCTTGGTCGATGACCGTATACGTGCCAGTGAAATCCAGTAGCGAGCGGACCTGGAGCGTTTCGCTGGCATCCAAAAAGCCGATATAGCTTTCGGAAACCAACAGGTCGCTCAGCACCGTGGCGTATCCCGGCGTCAAGTCAAACTGCTCAACCGTGAACCAGTTGGTGAGGAAGCCGAAGCCCGTGTGGTTGATGTTCAGCTTCGCCGCGCAGACGCTCGCCACATACGCCGCACTGATGGAGATCGTTCCATCCAAGAAGGCGCTACAGGCAATCGCGTCGTTGGCTGGGTCGTCCCACGTGTCCGCCGTCTTGTCCTCGGGTTTGGTGCCCTTTAGGTTCTCCCGCAGGGTGATGGCACAGCCCAGTTGGATGGTGGTCTGGCGGCGGAAGGGGTCCGCAAATGCGCCAAGCACGCGCAGGCTGCGGGGTATGCGGGAGGCGAGGTCGTTCTGGATGTAGGCGATTTCAACCTGCTGCCCCAGCGTGAAGCGGTATAGACCGCGCACTACCAACTCGCCGCGGGTGCGGATTAGGCCGGTGCCTTGCGCGTGGTCGTCGCTCCAGCCGCCGCTAATAATCTCCGGCTCTTCGTCGCCAATGCGGCAGATGACCTTGGCGCGGATGTCAACAGTCATTAGATCTGCAGCAGCCGCAAGGTCACTGTATAGCGGGTGGTCTTGACGCCATCCTCAATCACCGCTTCAGCACTGGCAGTCGGGGCGGTTATAGGGAACCACGTAGCGGCTTCAGGAGTAGTTTGCACAATATCCTCAAACCACTCCAGCAGATCCTCCCAGCCCTCTGTATACGTGGTGCCCTCAATGTCGCGGATACGGCTGGCGGTCAGGGGGCCGCTGATGTAATGGCTGCCCGCCACCGTCAGCGCCACCTGCGGGTTGTTCTCGTAGGTCTCCATCGGCTTCAGCAGCGTGAGCACCGTGGTGCCGACCGTCACAGTGCCGAGGTCCGGCAGCAGCGCCTCGCTGCGCTGCTTGTTTTTCTGCTCCAGGAGCAGCAGGACCTGCAGGGCCTCGTTGGCATCCACCACCTCCGCATCGACACTGACGTAGGCGCCGGTTTGCTCGCCACTCGGGGCGACAGTGAACCAGCACGGCACTGAGGTCCACGTGATGCCGTTTGCAAAGGCGCTCAGCGAGGCGGTGGTGCCCACCACGCCGCTTTTCAGCGAGTCCTCGTCTTCCTTGCGGTCGCTCTGCCAAGCGTTGTAGACCTGGAGAAGGTCCTGCCATTCGTTGGGGGTGCAGAGGCCCGTGATGCGCCAGCGCCGTGCGGTCAGGCCCGTCTGGGTGTCGATCTCCGCGTAGCCGAACGGTTGCGCCGTCAGCGTGTTGAACGTGAAAGTCTCGCCGCTGTAGGTGATCGTGGTGGCCATTAGTTCAGTCCGTTGACGGCGTTGACGGTGGAGGCCCCACCCGCTTGATTAACCACATTGACGCTAACCACCCAGTCCTTTGCCACTAGGGCATTGGTGGCTCCAACCAGTTGGGTGTTGATGTCGTACAGGGCTTGGTTGACTTGCGCAAGGCTCTGTTGGGCGCCAATCAAGTTCTGGCGGGCTTCAAATTCGCGGTTGGTGGCTTCAATGAAGTCGCGGATGGCGGCATTGACGCCTTCAATGGGGCCGCTGAACTCGGGTGCGCGGGCGCCCGTTAGTTCTCGGAAGCGAGCTTGTGCTTGGCGGAATTGGGGCAGCAGCAACTGGAAGTCTTGTTGTGCTCGCCGTTCGAGGTCGGCACCAGACAAGAAGCGGTTGAGACCCTGCGGATCGCTGCGGATCCTCGTGAAGTCCAGCACCGCCGCGGTCAGGTCCTTGCGGAGTTTTGTAGCGGCATCTTCCAGCTTGAGTTTGCCTTCTTGGAAAGCGAGCTGGAATTTGTTTGCTGCTATTTGTAGTGTTTGGCCGAGGCGCTGGGTGTCCTCAACAGAAATTGTTGAGCCCAACGTATCTTGAGTAAGGCGGACATTTTCAAACGCTCTTTCTCTTTCTTGGGCAGCAGTGCGTAGACCTTCTTGGATGCCTTGGATAGAGCGTAGTGTTTCGCGGTAAACGCCAGGCTGGGCGCTCAATAACTGCAGGTTGTTACGCAGCTGGATTGAAGTATTGGCAAGTGTGTTGTTTCGTTCGCGGTCTAAGCGTGTAGTTTCTAGCGTAATTTTGTATTGCTCCAGTGCTGTGTCCTGCTGGATCTTGAGGAATTTTGGGTTGCTGCTTCCTTGAGCGCGTTCTTCTGGGGTGAGTTCCAGCAGCTTGCGGTTGCGGTCTTGCAGGGCAATCCGTTCGCGGAGGCCGCCGAGTTCTTTGTCAAGACCAGCGGCACTGGCAGCACTAAGGCGGTACTGGTCGCTGAGCGATTCCTTAGTCAGTAGTTGGGCGTAGGCAAGGCGGGCCGCTAATTCCGCACGCTGTTTGTCTACACCTAAAAGCTCTTTAGCAAGTTTTAGTGCTTCAGCTCTACCTTTATTTTCACTATCGCCTAAATCAACGACACTTTCAAGCTGACTAACAAAGTCTTTTGCAAGAGAAGGCGGGAAAAATTGCGAAACCCCGGGCAAACCTTTACGTGCTGCCGCGGTTGCTTCGGCTTGGCGCCTTTCTACTTGACGTTGCTGGTCAGGGTTAAGTTGACCTTTTAACTGTTCAAAACTTATAGCTTGCCCAATACCACCTGTTTCACTTACTAGCCCGTCTAGGAGACGGCTTAACGGTCCAGTTACAAAACCAGTAAGAATTGTAGTACCTTTAGACCACGCTCTGTTCAAGTTATCTACAGACTTTAGATATTCTTGCGCGCCTTGTTGAGAACCAAATGTGTTTAATAGATCTTGTTGAATTACAATAGCCGCTTCTCCGCTACGGCCTGTGTCAATTAAGGCTTGGGCGTATTTTTCTACTTGCTTAGAAGATAGCAACGCTGCCTGTCGTAAAGCATCAAAATTCTTAATAGGATCCTCTAAGCCTTGGGCTAACGTCTGAGCTTTTTGCAAAGCCGTGTCAAACGCCGCACCAAGCGCAGTGCCAACGATGGAACCTGCAAAGCCGAACGTCCCGCCACCTACAGCGCCTAAAGCGCCGCCGATACCGCCACCTAATGCTGCCCCGGGTCCTTGACCGAACAACAACGGGAAACCGGCGCCGATCAGCGCGTTGGCTGCAATATCTTTACGTTGTTTAATAATTTCTTTGCGGCGTGTTTCAGCTTCGGCTCTAAGTTTTTTCTCATTTGCAAGTTGCTTTTGCTGATTAGCCAGAATTGCATCTGTAACACCAACTTCACTTTTTTGTGCAGCAATGCGGCGGGCAGTGGTCTGCGCCAAGTCCTCTTCAAGAGCGTTGCGCTGCTGGGCAGCTTGTTGTTCTTGGCGGGCAGCGCGAGCTGCATCCCGAGCACGTTTCTCTTGATTTCGGCGGATTGATTTTTCAACCGGATCCTGCGTGCCAAATGTGGCGCGACTTGCTTCTCCAAATCCTCCTTGGCTGATTGCCGCTTGTTCCTGCAAGCGCTGTGTAATTTGTCGAAGTACCTGCAGACGTTCCAAGTCGTTCTGCAATAGTTCTGCCGAGGCACGCTCGGCAGTCTCATACGCCGTTGTCATCCCCGTGATAGGGTTGATCGCGGGACGTGTTAATGACCCAGGGCGTGGGGGCGGTGTAGCAGGGCGGCGGGCTGCAGTCGCGCCACTAACAGCTCCACCGAGTTCTTTTTCAATCTGGGCTTTTGCGTTATTGAGACTCGTTCTGAAGGCCGAGTCGTCAATCGTTAGCCGTAGTACCGCTACGCCGAGTTCGTCTGCCACTGCGTTGCGGTGCCCTTATACCCAAGGTTGCCGGTGGAAACCTTGAGTAAAGGGGTTCCACGCCCATGGCTTCCGCTCTATCGGCCTTGGCAAACGCCTCGGTCACCTTCCAAGTCGCTACCACTGGGGTTTTCACTGACCCGGCCACCGGCAACGTGCTGCCCGCTACTGAGGACGTGACCGTCAGCCTTTTCCTCAAAGGTGAAAGCACCGGTTCCCGTATCTTCCCCGGTGTGGACGTGCTCGACACCGTGTACGAGGGATACGCCGTCAGTCCCACCGCCTTTGATTCGGCAGTGGTGGTGGGCACCACGGGGACGCTCAGCTTTGCTGGAGAGCCCGACACCACCTGCGAGGTGCTGGAGTTGCGCTTCAACTACGGCAAAACCGGGTTGCTGGGGCAGATCCTCAACACCACGCTCGGAGAGAAGATTCGCCTCGTGTCGCGGCGCTTCTGATGGCACGCATCCGCACCAAGGTCACGTGGGACCTCAAGAAGCTCGATGCCCGCATTGAGCAGATTCTGGAAAACTACGGACCTTACATCTCGTTCCAGCTGCAGGAGGAGATCAGTAAACGGCAGTTTGAGTACACCGATGACGAAGATAAACCCGTCATTACACGCAGAAACAATGGTGAGACTGTCGGTAGTCCGCGGGACATTGTGGACAGAGGCAGACTGCTGAACTCGCAAACCGACCCAGTCATCAAAAAAGGCACGCTCACCATCAAATGGACTGCCCCCTATTCCAAGGCCGTGCTGGAAGGGAATTACCTTGTCGGCACGGTGCGGAATAACTACACCGCTAAGCCTCGTGACTGGATCACGCCAGCGTTGCGGGAGCAGCCCTTCAAGCCGTTTGTGCTGCGTCAGTGGCGCCAGCTAAGCGGCCAGTAAAAAGCCCCAGCTGGGGACTGGGGCAAAGGTCTGCGGGTTTGTACTGTTGGCTCTGCCGCTAACGTCAGGCTGTCTGGGCGGTATAGGTGTAAGCGCCGTAACCGATTAGGTCGAAGCTCACCTTGGCAATGTTGCCGGCAGTGATGTCCTCGGAGAATGAACCCACCTGTGCCAGGCCGGCATGTTCCTCGGGGTCGTCGCCAGAACCATCGGTCACCGGGGTCTCCCGATACCACTCCACCAAGGTTCCTTGGGTGGCCTCAAGGGCAGCTTCCTT